ACCAGCTGAACTTAATGAAACTTCATTAGAACAGTCGTTGATTGACATCGCGGCTTTCACTGATGAAAGAGGCCTAAAAATTGCAGCGCAAGGAGTGAAATTAGTAATTCCTTCAGCTCTTCAATTTACTGCTGACAGACTTATGAATTCTGCTGGTAGAACAGGTACAGCTGATAACGACATTAACGCAATCAGAAATATGGGAATGATCTCTGGTGGATATGTAGTGAACAACTACTTAACTGCTGCGAAGAAATTCTTCATTAAAACTGATGTGCCTAATGGTCTGAAGCATTTCAACAGATCACCTATCAAAACTTCAATGGAAGGTGACTTTGATACAGGCAACGTTAGATACAAAGCGAGAGAAAGATATGTTTTTGGATTCTCTGATCCAAGAGGTATTTTCGGTTCAAACGCAACGTAATCAATAATTTTAAGGGGCCGACACAATTCGGCCCCTTTTTAAATATAGGGTGAGAAAATGACTAAATTCCTAGTAAATATATGGGCGTACGATCGCCACGCAAAATTCCAAGTAGAAGCAGAAGATAATCCAATTTCTTTAGAACAATCAATAGTTGACAAGCTAGGGAAAAATGATATTATCTGGGAAACAACGGGAATGTTTTCTCCGTTAAATCGAATAACTTATGAGGAGGTTATTGATGATACAAGACCTATACAAAGCAAAAAGGTCCTTGGAGTTGAAGTGGGAACAGGAGCATCTATCTAATGGTAGATATACTCTTGAAATGGTCAGGATCGATGACAAAGTTAAAGAAGTCATCACAAAGATCAAGCTAGAAGAAGCGGCTATTGCTCACAGGCAGAATACTATTGAAGGTTCGGCTCCACAAGTTTCAGTAGCAACTTAATAAAAAGCTACATCGTTGAAAAATCATTTCACATTACAGGCTCTCTTGCGCTCTACTTAAATCTAGTATATATTCTAATCACTATACATTAAACAAATAAGTAAATATAAACGCGTATAGGCGATATACCCTAGGTAATTATATTTACATATTCTAGGAGGAATATAAAATGGCAAACACAACATTTACAGGAACAGTTAGATCCAATGGAAATGGTAATAGAAGTAACTACGCTGGAAGTATGGCGATGGTAGCTCAATTTCACGTTCCATCAACAGCAGCAGCAGCAGGAACTGACGCACAAGTATCATCAACTGATACAAGCACAGTGCAACTTCCAAAAGGCTCAATCGTTGATTATATAATTTTTAATGGTCAAGCAGCTGGTGGTGGAAAAATCGATATTGGATTTGCAGACATAATTGATGGAACAACTTTTGTAGATACAGACGGTTTCGTAGATAACGGAGCAGCTGATGATGCACAAGAAATGATTCTACCAAGTTCAGCAACAGCTGGTAATGATTTAGGTCTTACTGAAATGACTTACGATGTTAAAATTGTAGCTGGTCAAGGTTCAGCAGCAACAGCTGGTACTTTAGACGGTACAATTTTTTATCATATGCAAGACGAAGGTAAAGAGTCAGCGTAATTAATTAATTGAGTGTGGGCTTCGGCCCACACAAAATTTAACAGGAGAAACAAATGGCATCATATTCAAGTGATCAACAGGTAGCCCACGCTACAGCGGACGCACAAATGGTTCCTTTAGGACAAAGAGCTAGAATAACAGGCATTCAAGCAGAAGGTGCAGGAAGTTCTAGTATAATTTTTAAATCTGGAGGAGCAGCTGGAACTGTAATAGCTACATTTAAATTTGGAACTGAAGGAATAGATTTTTATGTTCCTGGTTCTGGAATTTTATTTGACGACGGAATTTATTTAGATTTAACTGCAACACCTGGTGTTACTATAACATTTACGTAGGATTAAATTGTGGCTACAATAACTTACACAGTAACCGTAGCAACGGGGACAAATCAATACGGTACCGGTAATAAATATTATATTAACGGCGAGGCTAATGTTGTCTTGTATTTACAAGAAGGTAACACTTACATATTTGATCAGTCAGATAATTCAAATAATACCCATCAAATTGCTTTTTCTAGAAACCCAAATAACAGTCCTGTTGCAGCTTACACTACAGGAGTTACATCTACAGGAACACCAGGAACTACAGGAGCAAAAACAACATTTACTGTTGCTCCAGTAAGAACTACAGGTGCACCTTTATTATTTTATTACTGTACTGCTCACGCAGGTATGGGTAATACTGCACAAACTATTTCACCAACTTCTGAAACTACAGAATTTAATCCACAAATAGATGAAGTTATAGAAGAAGCATTTGAAAGAACAGGTGTAAAAGGAACTAGAACAGGTTATCAATTAAGATCTGCAAGAAGATCATTAAATATAATGTTTCAAGAATGGGGCAATAGAGGTGTTCATTTATGGAAAGTAAAGTTAGCTAAAGTACCTTTAGTAGAAGGACAAGCAGAATACAACTATGCTTCTGATTCTACAAATTTTCCACAAGATATTGACACAGTTTTAGAAGCCTATTACAGAAATAATTCTACTACAACTGCACCACAAGATATTGCACTTACAAAAATTGATAGATCAGCATATTCACAAACACCAAATAAATTAGCTAAAGGCACACCTTCACAATACTATGTTGAAAGAAAATTAAATCCAAGTATATTTTTATATACAACACCAAGTTCAAGTGTATCAAGTACAACTACACCAACTAGTTTTCAATTTTGTTTTTATTATTTATCAAAAATTCAAGATGTAGGTGCATATAATAATACATCTGATGTCGTAAATAGATTTTATCCTTGTATGATGTCTGGTTTAGCTTATTACTTAAGTTTAAAATATTCACCAGAGATGAGTCAAGAATTAGAACGAAGATATGAAAGTGAATTGTTAAGAGCTCTTGATGCAGATAATCAAGGCACTTCTACTTTCATTTCACCACAAACATTTTATGGAGATGGAGTATAATGGCTAGATATGCATCCGGTAAAAGAGCATTAGCAATTTCTGATAGATCAGGAATGGCATTTCCATATGATGAAATGGTTAGAGAATGGAATGGATCTTTAGTTCACACTTCAGAATATGAACCAAAGCAACCACAACTTCAACCAAAACCAGTTGGATCAGATGCACAAGCTTTATTTAATCCAAGACCACAACCAGCTTCAAAAGCTAGTTTAATTTTATTAAATTCAAATCCATTTACATCTGTTATCTATTCAGGAACAACTTACGTAAATGTTTTTTCAGAAGATCATCAAAGAGCTGCGGGTGATATCGTAAGATTTAGAGGACAACCAGAAGTAATTACTGCTGGGCCTGGTGGTGATAGTGATGATACTCCAAACTTACAACAGTTTGCTAACATACCTACATTTGATAATGTCAGTGATTTAAATAGTGCAAATGGATTTACAATTGCATTAGGTCAAATAGATTCATCTGGTAATGTTACAGGCGCAACTACAACTGATTCATTAACAGACCCAATAAATTATTTTTATATAACAAGTACAAGCTCTGCTACAAGCGGTGGAGTATCTGGCGGCGGAGATAATTGTTCCGCGGGACCAGTAACATTAGAGGTAGTAAACGGATAATGGCATACACTTTAGATAATTTAAGAACTGATATTAGAGGATATACAGAAGTAGATAATGGAGCTACAACTCCAAAAGTTTTAACTGATTCTGTATTAGGAACTATTATTAAAAATGCTGAAAATGGTATTTACAGACAAATAGATACAGATCAAAATGTATTTTATGCAACATCTAATGCTATTGTTGGAAATAGATATGTAACTATTCCATCTGATTTAAGAGCAATTAGATATGTGCAATTTACAGACTCGGCTGGAAATCAATATTATTTAGAACAAAGAGACACTAGTTTTATGGCAGAATACTATTCTACTCCAGACACACAAGCTGTAGATATACCTAAATATTATGCTAATTGGGATGAAGAATTTTGGGTAGTGGCTCCAACGCCTGATAAAACTTATAAAATTACAATATCATATGATAAAGAACCAGAAACAATTACAGATACAACATCTAGTCCCGCTCCAGCTACAGTAGGAACTTATCTATCAAACAAATATCAAGATTTACTTTTGTATGCTTGTCTGGTAAATACATATGCATACTTGAAAGGCCCGCAGGATATGTTACAATACTATCAGCAAGCTTATAATCAAGCTTTAGAATCGTACGCTATCGAGCAAATCGGTATCAGACGCAGAGACGAATATCAAGATGGTGAAGTTCGC